TTGAGAGAACTTTGGTGGAAGCACTTGAGGAAGAGAATGTATTCCGTACTCTTGCCCATGTGATTCGTACTTCCAGTGGTGACCGAAAGATTCCGGTTGTGGCATCTAAGGGTTCTGCAAGCTGGGTAGATGAAGAGGATGCTTATCAGGAATCTGATGATGCATTCAGCCAGGTATCTATCGGTGCTTACAAGCTTGGTACCATGATTAAGGTTTCTGAGGAGCTTCTTGCTGACAGTGTCTTTGACCTGGAAGCATATATCTCCAAGAAGTTTGCAAGACGTATCGGTTCCAGAGAGGAAGAGTCCTTCTTCAATGGCGATGGTAAGGGCAAGCCTCTTGGTATTCTTGCAGCAACCGGTGTTACTGCCGCTTCTGCAACTGCCATTACTGCAGATGAGGTGATTGACCTCTTCTACAGTTTGAAGGCTCCTTACCGTAAGAATGCAGTTTGGTTACTGAACGATGCGACTGTAAAACAGATCCGTAAGCTGAAGGATTCTACCGGTCAGTATTTATGGCAGCCTTCTCTGGTTGCAGGTACTCCGGACACGATCCTTGGCAGACCTGTGAAGACTTCTGCATTCATGCCTACTGCGGCAGCCGGTGCAAAGACCATTGCATTTGGTGATTTCAAGTATTACTGGATTGCAGACCGTCAGGGCAGAACCTTTAAGAAGCTTTCCGAGCTTTTTGCAGCTACCGGTCAGGTCGGTTTCATGGGAACCCAGAGAGTGGATGGCAAGCTTATCCTTCCTGAAGCAATCAAGGTTCTCCAGCAGAAGAGCGGTTCTGCATCCTAAGAAAATGTATATAACTGAGCCCTTGGAAATCTTCGGATGCCCATGAAAACTTACTCTTTGCGGAGAGTGTGAGAAAGGCAAGGTTTAAGTGAGGTGATGTTTGATGGCAGTAGTTTCATTGGAAGAGATGAAGAATTATCTGCGGGTGGACTTTGATGACGATGATGCACTGCTTGAAGGCATCATTGTTCAGAGCCAGCAGATATGTATGGATGTGGCAAGGTTTACAGACCTTGAAGAGTTTGAGAAACAGCCTGTGAGTAAGATTGCGGTGATGTATGCAGTGGCTTATTTGTATGAGCATCGTGAGGATGCAGACCACAAGGCTCTCACCGTAGGGCTTCGGGCATTGCTTTTTGGAATTCGGACACCGGGATTTTGATGGGAGGGATTGCTTTGAATGTGTCTTTGATGAATGAAAAGGTAACCTTCCAGAAGAATGTGGTGGTGGCGGATGCCATCGGCAATCATAAGAATGTCTGGGAAGATTTTTATACCTGTCATGCAACGATTGGCGGCGAGGGTATGGCAAGCTCTAAGGAAAAGGAAGCGGCAGGAAACATTGTGGAAGATGTGGGAATGACGATTACGATTCGTTATTGCAGGAAGGCATCCG